CCCAGCGGCACCCAGGTGAGTTCGTCCGCCCATTGCAGGTCGGGCGGCAAGGTGACAGTGCCCAGCGTGATGTCGGCCATCAGCGGTTGCTCCGGCTGCGGGCGATGCTGATCTGCCGTACCACTTCGTTCGCCACTTTCTGCACGTCGGTACCGCTGAGCTGGGCGGGCACGGCGCCGCTGGTCTGGCTGGCGGCTACGGTAAGGTCGATGGCAATGCGTTCCGGCTTGGCAGCCGGCGCGGCCGCGGCAGGCTGGCCCTTCTCGTCGAGGCCCATTTCCTTGCGCCACGCGGCGTTCTGCGCGTCGTACAGTTCCTTCGCCTTGCGCACGGCTTCGTCGTGCTTGGCCTTCGCCTCTTCGGCGGCACGTTTCTGGTTGTCTTCCAGCGTTTTCTGCGCCATCGCCATGTTGCGCAGGGCATCATCATTGAGGTAGCGGTACTGCGTGCGCAGCTTCGCCACGCGCTGGGTCATCTCGTCGTAGGCGGCGTTTTGCTTTTCGATCACGCCGAGCTGTTCGGTGTACTCGTCTTTCTGGTGCTGCCAGTCGGCGAAGACCTTGTTCCACTGGTCGGCCCACAGACGCGGCGAGCTGGCCAGGGCGTTGAGGTTGGAGAGCTGGCGCAGCATGGCGTCGCTGAGGCCGTTGAGGGCGACGCGGGTGTTGTTGATGATGTCGTGCCACTTTGGCTTGCCGTCGCTGTCCATGCCGGAGCTTCCGAGCTTCTCGCCGGCAGCCGCCGCCTTTTGCGTGGATGCGGCCAGGCGGTCCATGGCATCCGCGCCTTCGTGCGCGCCCTTGGCCACGTTGGCGCCGGCATCGATGCCGGATAGGCCCATCTTGTCGATGCTGTCGGTGACGTTGAGCGTGGTCGCCTGCACTTCCAGCGCGCTGCGCACCTGCGCCTGTTTCCATGGCTCCGCGTTGGCCACGGTTTCCATCTGCACGCGGGCGTAGGCCTGGAAGGCCGCGCGCACATCGTTGATGCTGGCTTGCCCGCTGCGGGCACCCTGCACGATGGCGTTGAAGCTATTGCGTGCGCTGTCGGCAGCGTCGTCCAGCATGCGCTGCGACTTGATGCCGAGCTTGGCGAAGCTGTCGCCCAGCGGATCGGCGGCAGTCTTGAGCGCGCGCAGGCGCGACTCCAGCGCCCCGGCGGCGCGATTGGCCGCATCCAACCCCACCTCACCCTTCGCAGCGGCAGCCTGCATCGCGTCGCCGATAGCAGTGGCATCGGCGGCGGTATGCGTGTTCGCCAGCGCCTTGTTGAACGCCGCCTCGATGGTGGCGGCGCTGGCGTTGGCATTCTCTGCTACCGCGCGGAACAGCTCCGCATTCTGCTGGCCGGCTTCGGTGGCGCTTGCGCCCCACTGCTCCACCGCCACGCCGAGCCGGCCGAGGGCGGTTTGCAGGTAGTCGTCCATCTGCGCAGCGGCTTGCCTGGCATCGGTACCGGCGGCGACGAAGGCGAGGTTTGCCGCTGTCTGGAACGCATGCAGATCCTCGCCACTGAGCGCGGCCAGGTGCTGGCGGAAGGATTCGCGGATGTCGCGTGCGGAGCGGTCGCCGTCCTTGGTGAGGTCGGCGAAGGCCAACGCGATGTCGCCGAGCTGCCGCGGCGTGCGGTGGGCGATGTCCGCGAACTGCTCGTCGATCTTGGTCTTGAGTTCGGCGGCGTTGTTGCGCGCCGCGCGCACGGCCTCGGCGATCTGTTGCGCCATGGCGGTGAGGCCGGCACCTGCGGCACGGGCGGCGAGCGCAGTGCCCCGCTGGAAGTCCTCGGCAGCTGCCTGCGCAGTCTCGAAGGTCTTTTGCAGCGCGGCGACGGCGCGGCGTTCCTCGGCGGTGGCGTTGCTGTCGGCGGCGACACGCAGCTGGGCCTCTTTCCACACCGCGCGGGAGTATTCGGTGTAGCCGGCGAGGCGGTCCTTGTACGCCGCACGCTCGGCCGCAGTCATCTGCGCGACCTGTTCGGCGGTCTGCGTCTGCACGTCCTGGAAATCGGCCAGCGCGGCGGCGCGGCGGTCCCACTGGGCGGATAGATCGCCCATGACGGCGATGTGTTCCTGTTCCGCCTTGGTCGCCTGCGCCATCGCCTTGCTGTGCCGCACGGCATAATCGACGATGGCATCGGCGGCGAGATTGGCCGCCACGGCAAAGGCGCCGAGGCCGGTCACGATCAGGCCCAGCGGCGACAACCCAAGCGCCAGCACGCCGCGGAACAAGGTCATGCCGCGGCTGAGTCCGGCAACGGCTTCGGTGCCAGCGATCGCGCTGCGGCCCACGCTCCACAGCTTTCCGGCGAAACCGCCCAGTTCCACCAGGATGCGACCGATGCGGAAGGCCGCGTAGACCTCGACCAGTTTCTTGATCTGGCCCGCATGTTCGGCGAGGAACAAGCCTGCTTGCTTGACCTTTTCCGCGATACCGGTGATGGCATTGCTGATGCGCTGCGCGTACTGGTCGAGTCGGCCATCGGCGGCGAGCTGGGCGATCCAGTCATTCAGTGACCGCAACTGGTCGCGGAAGTAGTCCATGACGCCCTTGCGGGCGATGCGGTCGCGGAAGTCGTCGATGTTCTCCGTGAAGACCGTCCACTGCGCCGAAAGCTGCTCCAGTTCCTTCGCCGCGCCGCCCGCGCCGGCCTTGCCCATCTGCTTGATGAGCTGCGCCACGGCGTCCGCGCCGAGCAGGCCTTGCTGGGCGAGGTTCTGGATTTCGTCGGCGGTCTTGCCGCTGGCGGCGGCCAACATGTCGAACACGGGCACGCCGGCATCGGTGAGCGCGATCAGGCCGCGCATGTCGATCTGGCCTTTGGTGGCGGCCTTGGTCAACGCGTCGGTGATGGCCTGCAACTGTTCGGCGTTGCCGCCCATCTTGGCGTTGTAGTCCACCAGGGACTGCAGCGCGCCGCCCATCGGGTCGATGCCGAACTTCTTGAGCCGCACGAAGGCGGCCATGGTTTCGTCCAGCTTGAGCGGCGTGCCGGTGGTGAACTGCTTGAGCCACTCGAACGCTTCCTTGCCCTTGTCGGCGGTGCCGTACAGGCCGGAAAGCTGCTGCTCCATCTTCTCGAAGGCGCTGCCGGTGGCGAAGATGGATTTGACGCCTTCCTTGAGCGCCTCGAACGAGAAGAACGCGGCGATGGCCGCCAGCGGCTCGCGGAAGCGCTCCAGGATGCCGCGCGTCTGCTCCATCGCCTCGCCGGTTTCGCGTGCGCCCTGGGCGCCGGCATGGCCAGCCTCCTTGAGGTGTTCGCGCAGACGCTCGACGGCGGCGTCGTATTGCGCGGTTTCAGCGCGCTTCTTGCCGGCCTCGGCGGCCAGCTCGGCCTGCAGCTGCTGCTCGGCGGCGCGCTGGGCCTTGAGCTTGCCCACCATGTCGCGCAGCTCGGCGCTGGCCTGGGCGGTGCGGGCGGCCACGTCCTTTTGCGCGGCGCCCACGCTGCGCAGGCTGATGCCCTGCCCTTCCAGCCCGGCTTTGAGGGTGCGCAACTGCGCCACTTCTTTCTGCTGCTCAGCCACCAGCGCGCTGACGCTGGCGCGGGCCTTGTCCAGCTCGCGCTGCTGGGCCTTGGTGGGGTTGTCGGCCTGCTTGACGGCCTCGGCCAGCTCCACCACGCGGGCCTTGGCCGCAGTGATCTGGCGCTGGTAGTCCAGCACGGACAGGCCGATGTCGCGGTACTGCTGCACCGCACGTTCGGTCTTGTCGGAGCTGGCGAGCGTGTCGAGCAACGCGGCGGCGTGCGTGCGCGTTTCCTCGGACACGTCGCCCATGTTGGCAAGCATGCCGGCGGCTTGCTTGATGCCTTCGGTGCCCGCCGTCTCGAAGGCAAGGCGGATGACTTCCTCGAACTTGGCGTCAGCCATGTCGAGGGCCTCGCGCGGAGGCGGCAGGTGCGGTGCGGAGGATGACGGCCATGCTACGCAGCATGGCGATCAGGGTGTGCCAGCTTTACCGGATCGGTGGCACAGTCACCCGCTGCGCAGCGCCACCGCGATCTGCCGCGACAACTCGCTCACGTAGTAGGACTCCAGCTCGCTGATGACGGCCTTGCGGATCTTGGCGGGGGCGTCGTTGCCGCCCGCGCCGGGCATCAGCATGTCGTAGGCGCTGGGGCCGTAGAGGCGTCGCACGGGACCGCGGCCGACGCGCTTGCCGTCGGGGCCGCGGCTGCGCACGTAGATGCCGCGATGCACGGTGTCGGCNTTGACGGAAGCGCCGGAGACGCCGCGCCAGCCGATGCTGGCGATGAAGGCGCTGTCGTAGGTTTTGGGCTTGCCGAGCAGGATACTGGCGACGGCACCGGGGGTTTTCGGGCCACCCCATCGGCCGGCGAAGGCGATCAGCGAGATACGACGGGTACTGGCCCACAACGCGACGAAATCGCCCTTGACGCGGCTGCCGGTGAGTACCTTGAAGCGGTTGTTGAGTTCGGACGGCTTGACGGNGTAGTAGTCGCGGATGGCGGCCTTGGTGACGGGCTGCAGTTTGCGCACCAGCCCGGCCTGGGCGCGCTGCGAGGCCGTGGAGAAACGCGACACGCGCTCGCCGACGCGCTTGGACAGGCCGTATAGGCTGTCGGCAGCCCGGCCGTTGACGTAGATTTTGAAGCTGGCATTTCGCAGCGCGCGCGTGGTCATGGCGCAAGGATGGCCGGCGCGCTGTGCCACCCGTACCGGCTGGGTGGCACAGCGCCNGGCGGGCCGCCGCATTGCACGGCGGNGGGCGCAATCAGTCGAGGAAGTCGACGGTGTACGGCGCCTGGCCGACCTGCGTGCGGATGGGACCCGTCATCTTGTTGACGGCGAAGTTGCCGCTCAAGAAGTCGACCGCCTCGCCCGGGGCCAGGGTGGCGTCCGGCACGTTGACGATGACGAACTTGCCGGTGGCGAGGTTTTTCATGCGGCCACGCACGCCCACGCGCAGGCTGGCCTTGGTGGCCGGGTTGATGCGCTTGCCGGTGACGGCGACGGCGCTGAGCGTGACCTTGAGGTTGCCGGCCGTGATGGTGCCGCCGGGGATGATGTAGATCATCGCGCCTTCGGCATCCAGCGTGTAGTCGGTGCCCTCGACGTAACTGGTGGCATCGGTGGCATCCTTCACGCCTACGGCGGTGACGTGGTAGCCGGCCGGGGCCAGCGGGAACCACATGCCGGGGGTGACGGCGAGCGTGGACTCCTGCGCGGTGATGGCCGGCAGGTTGAGGGTGGCCACGTCGCCGCGGAAGGCCATGCCCACGGTGTCGGCGTCGATGTCGTCGACGCTGAGGGCCAGCGTGGGGCCGCCGGGGATGTTGACGGTGTCGAGGTTCTGGCCGAAGTCGTCGAGTTTCTTGGACTTGCGCACCTGCGATTCGACGGCGCCGGGGTTGAGGCCGAGTTCGACGGTGTTCTTCACGGGCAGGTAGCCCTGGAAGGTGCCGTCGTCCTTGAGCAACGCGATGTTGACGTTGCCGGAGCAAAGCAGACCGGACATGGATGATCTCCTACGCGGGCTTGGAGGTGTAGTCGTAGCAGGTGGCCCGCAAGGTCACACTCACCACGATGTAGGGCACGCCATCGGGCTGGCGGGTGACGCTGCCGCCGGTGGCGTCGAGGGTTTTCAGGGTGTCGGGTGCGGTGTTGGGCCGCGTGGGGATGGCGCGCAGGATGTCCTCCAGCACGGCGACGGCGGTGGCTTCGGCGGTGGCCTGCTTGATGGGCACGCGGGCCTCGCACTGCAGGTCCAGATCCCAATCGCGGCGTTGGGGCGTACCCTTGTCCAGGTTGAGGCCGGACACGAACACGCCAGCGATGAGGATGGCGTCGTCGCCGTTGAGGCCCACGGTTTCGGTGACGATGTGCGCGCCGAGGTCGGTGGCGTAGCCGTTGGCGGTGCGGATGGTGCGCAGCCAGGTGGCGACCTGATCGACGATGGGTGCGATGCCGATCATGCGGCCTCCACCCACAGTTGCGCGGCCATGTCGTCGCTGCTGGCCATGCGAAGCACGATCCACGTGGAACCGGCGAAGGCGATCACGTCGCCACCTTCCGGCCGCGGCACGTCGGCGCAGAGCACCGACACCGCGGGTCGGTAGGCAACCACCTGGCCGAACTCGCCGACTTCCGCCGTGTGGCGATCGAGCAGCGCGGTCAAGGCAATGGGGCCGCCGCCGGCCGCGGGCGTGTACGTGGCCGGCTCGCCGAGTACGGCGAGCAGCTCACGGTGCGCGCTGGCGAAGTCGGCGGCGGCGCCCACGGCTTAGACCTTGCTGCCCATGCCGGCGTCGATCAGCACGCGGGCGGCGGTGTCGCTGCTGGCCGCATCCTGCTCGACCACGATGCCGCAGCCGAACACGTCGCCGGTGACGCCCGCGCCGACGATGACGGCCTTGTCGGCCACCGACCAGGTGACCTTGCTGCCGATGGGCATGGCGGTGCCGGACTTCTTGGGCAGCAGGAACACGCCGTCGCCGAGGATGGAGCCGGTGGCGCCTACCGGGATGTTGACCGCGGCGATGGCGATGAAGGCGCCGGCCACCACGATGTCGTTGACGGCGATGGCGGCGCCGCTGTTGTTGGTGTAGTCGAGCGCATCGCCCGGCTTGAGGTAACGCGTGGTCATGGTGTGTCTCCGAAGCGGAAGGGGGCGAAGTGCGTAGCGGACTGCGATGGTGGGCGGCGCGGGCTGGCCGCGCCGCCGGGGTGCGCTTACGCGCCGGGGTTCTTGACGATGCCGCGCCAGCCGACCGCCGCCACGCCGTAGCGGTGCGCAGCCTTCCAGGCGATGCCGTCGGTGCGGAAGTTCAGCTCCTGCTCCAGCGTCGGGGTCTGCACGCCGTCGAGGAAGGCGACCTCGAACACCGGCTCGGCCGCGGCGTTGGCCAGCGCGTACCATGCGGTGCCGGACAGGCGCGGCGTGTCGATGATGTCGTCGAACAGGTTGGCAACCATGTTGACGCGCTGCAGCTTGTTGGGCGTGTCCGGGTCGAACTCGCTGCGGTTGACGACGCGGGCGGTACCGCCCAGCGACAGCGGGCCGAGCCACAGGGCCGGGCGGATGTCGAGGAAATCGTTGCCGGCCGGGTCTTTCTGCTTGGCCATCTGCACGCGGGCGGCGTCGATGCTGGACACGCCCGGCGCGGCGCCGGTATCGGCGATGTTGCCGTGATCGGCGTGGAACAGCGCCTTGCCGTCGCCCATGGTCGGGCCGTTGCCGCTGTTGGCGGCGAACAGGGCGTAGACGTCCTTTTCGATGGTGCGGCCGGCCGCCTGGCCGAGCGCGCCCGCAACGCGCACCAGCGCGCCCAGGTCATCGTTGATGAGCACCTCGGGGGNGATCTCCAGGATGCGACCCTTGCGCTTGCCCTGGATGGTTTCCTTGATGCCGTCGCCCAGCACGCCGGTTTCGTACTCGCCACGCTCGTTCGTTTCCTTGAGGTCGCTGAACGAACTCAGGTGGTAACGGCCGTGCGGGCGGTAGTCGATCAGGGTGCCGGTGGCGCAGAAGCGCGTCCAGGTGAACGGCGTGGCGTTGTAGCCACCGATGAGGATCTTGTGCAGCACGTTTTCCAGCAGCACGGGGAAGTCGCTGGTGGTCTGCGAGGCCAGCACGCGGCGGGCGATTTCCTCGCGGCCCATGGCGCGGGTGTTGACGCCGGACTGGATCAGCATGCGCTCGGCGATGTTGAGCAGCGAGCTGGAGGCGAACGGGTTGCCCTGTCGCGCAGCCTGCGCCTCGGCGCCGCTGATGACGTTGTAGCGGGCCAGGATGATCTGCTCGGCCGCGCCGCGCAGCTTCTGGCCTTCCGTCTCGCCGTGCTCGACGCGCATGGCGTTGCCGGCGGGCTGGGCCGCGGCGCCGAGGATCGGCAGCAGCTGCGCGCGCACACTGTCCACGGTGACGGTGGGATCGGCCAGCGCGGCGACGTACAAGGCGTTCACGCCCTCGCGGGCCATGTACGGCTCCAGCACGGCCTGGATTTCGGTGTTGCGGGTGCGCAGGGCGGCGTGAACATCCGCCACGCTGGCTGCCGCCGGTGCGGCGCCACCACCTGCATTGCCACCGTCGCCCGGGTCACGCGCGGTATCACGAAGTGCCGCCATGGCACCGAACAGTTTGCGAAGTTTCATGGTGAGGTCTCCATCGTTGGCCGAGGCGGCCGTGGTGAGTGCGGTCACAAGTGCCCGCTGACCGCTGGCAGAGGCCAGCGCGGTTTGGATTTGCTCGATATCGATGCCGGCCGGCACGCGCAGGCGCGGCGTGCTGGCCGCAGGAAGCGCCGAGGGACGACGCGCCGCCGCAGCGATGGCAAGCTGGCGCATGGCTTCTGGCGCCTTGGCGAGCAGGCGCTGCAGGTGTGCAGCGCTGGCGCTGTCGGGCTCGGGTTCTTCCGTGTCGTCGGTGGAGGGATCGACCAGGGTGTCGGCGAAGCCTTCGGCCACAGCCTGCTCGCCGGTGTAGTAGTGGTCGGTGCCGTCCTGCAGCAGCGCGAGCATGTCGGCGCTGGGCTGGCCGGTCTTGGCGGTGTAGGCGCCGGCCATGGCCTGGGCGTAGATGTCGAGGGTGCTGGCCATCTCGCGCATGTCCTGCGCGTTGCCCTGCGCGAAGCCCCACGGCGCATGGATCATCAGCAGGGAGGCGGTGCCCATCTGCACGTCGTCGCCGGCCATGGCGATGAGGGAGGCGCTGGACATGGCGACGCCATCGATGCTGACCACCTTGCGCGCGCTGTGCCGCTTGAGCGCGTTGTAGATGGCGATGCCGTCGCTGACGCTGCCGCCGTAGCTGTTGATGCGCACGTTGATCTGCGTGGTGCCGGCGTCGAGCGCCGCCAGCTGCTGCACCACGCTGAGCGCGGTGACGGACTCGCCCCACCAGCTGTCGCCGATGTCGCCGTAGATGAGCAGCTCGGCCTCGCCGGTGGTGCCGGCCTGCGGGCGCAGCAGCATGAGCGGCTGGATGGTGGGCTTGCCCTGCCCGCCTTCGGCGAAGGCGCCGTAGAGCGGCATGGACTGCGCGGCGAGCAGCGCGGCGGTGATGGCGGCGATGAGATGACGTTTACGCATCGGTGGTGGCCTCGTTGTTGGAGCGATCGACCGCGGTGGCGGGATCGGCGCCGGGCTGGGTATTGGGCGCGGTTTGTGTACGGATGTCGGCGGTGCGCAGGTCGGCCTGCCACTTGGATTGCGCGCGAATGACGTCGGCCGGGTTGCGGCCCTGGCGGCGCACGATTTCAGAGCCGGCGATGTAGCAGCGGTCTTCCTGCATCTGCCAGCCAAGGACTTCCTTCACCGGATCAATCCACGGCATGACCGGCGGCATGTAGATGGCATGGCTGAGCTGGGCGAAGGTGACGCCCTTGACCGGCTTGATGAGGCCGCCCGCGAGGCACGAAGCAACGAAGCGCGGGTAGACCTCGCCGGTGCACATGTCGATGAAGGCCTGCTGCAGCAGCTGGTACGCGGTCCACTGTTCGACCAGCTCTTGCCGCTGGGCGCTGTAGGTACCGCCGTAGTTCTTGCTGCTGCTGGAATAGCTGACATCCGTGCCACCGGCGACGGCGCGCAATTGCCCGTCGCGCCAACCGACTGCGTTGGGGTTGGGCCGGTTGCTGTCGATGGTGCCGATTTCTTCACCGGGCAGCAGATCGTCGAAGATCATGCCGGGAGCGAAGTTCATCTGGCGGATGCCAGCCGGCTTGTCCATGTCGTAGCTGCCGGCGTCGCCCTTCTTGATGAAGGCGGCCATGGACGCAGCGATGCGCGCGGCGATGCGCTCGCTTTCCTCGTAGTCCTTGAGGTCATCGAGGCGCGACAGCACGCTGGCGAACATGCTCACGCCGCGGCGGGTGTTGAGGCGGTCGACCAGCTTGATGTGGCCCACGGCGTCGGTGGGCAGGCGCTTCAACACCGGCAGGGNGACGAAGGGGTCACCGGGGTGTTCCTTGTACATCCAGTAGCCGCGCGGGCGACCCCAGGCGTCGATCTCGATGCCCTGGATGACTTGCTTGATGGGATCGTTGTAGTCGACCGGCACCAGGTCGGCTTCCAGCAGCTCCAGCGAGAACGGCGCGGCGGTGCCATGGCGCAGGCCTGGCACGCTGCCCTCCACGTACTGCCAGAAGCATTCGCCGTCGCGGAACCAGCTGCGGGCGACGAGCTGTTCATAGCGGGCGCGGTTGANCTCGCCGGTGACTTCCGGCGAGCGGCTCCACTGCTGCCACAGCTCGTCGAGTTGCTTGGCGAGGTCGGTGAGCACGTTGCCATCGGCGTCGCGCGGCTGCGGCTCCACGCCGATGCCGTTGGGACCGACGACGTTGCGCACCAGCACGTTGAGGATGCCGCGGCTCAGGTCGTGGTTGCGGTCGAGATTGCGCGCGAGGTCGCGCAGTTGCTTGTGTGCGAGGCCGGCGACGGTGTTACCGCTGCCGAAGTCGCGCTGTTTCTTGCGCAGGCGGGAATGGTTGACCGCCTCATAGGCGTTGCCGTAGGCGGCGACGCGCAGGCGCGAACGGGCGCGGGATTCCGCCCAGCCTGGCGCGATGGCTAGGATGGCGCGCTCGATCCGGCCAAGCTTGGCGGCCTTCACGCTCATCCGTGCAGCCACGTGTAATCGAACTCGCCGCCCTCGGGCGCGGTGGGCTGGCCGGTGAGGTTGGCGAGCCGCACGCCGACGACGCCCTGCCCGGCCTGCGCGCGCGCTTCACCGTTGGCGATGCGGGTCCACTCGCGGCGGCCGGCCTGCACCATGCTGAGGTCGGCGCGGGTGAGCTGGCGGTCACCCCAGCGGTACGACTGCCCGCCGAGAATGGCGGCCTCGGCGGCGATGTACTTGTCGCGCATGTCGGTGGCGGTGTTCATGGCCGCCACTTTCCGCGCGAGGTTGTGCCACGNTTACCGGACGGGTGGCACAACGCTGCGCAGGTTGGCCGTTAGTTAGGCCTCACCATTCGCTTCCGCACAGCCAGCCGGGGTCATCCCCGTGCTCGACCAGC